CATCTGGTTGATTTGTTTTATTTATCTTGTCATCATTCTATCAAACCCACCTCTGGTGTCAATCGGATAATTGATGTTTTTGTAAGTTTTTTATCCATTCTTACCAATCGGCAATTTTATAACGCCGGGGATTTTTGATACCTCTTTGTCAGAACTGCACAATCAGCAGTCATAATAAAAGCCCCACCCATTTCTGAGTGAGGCGTTGTTTTTGGTCCGCCAAGCAGGACTTGAACACTGCGACCTACAGATTAAGAGTCTGTTGCTCTGCAACTGAGCTATTGGCGGATTATGTTGTGTAGTGAGGATACATTGCACGGTACAGATCACTCATGAACGACATCTGTTCGTAGCCGGATTCTTTTTCCTGCCGCATCTGCTCCTCTTTCTTCCTTTGCTTCTCTCCGGGGTCCGGTGACGGGTCAGGCAATTCTTCAATCTTCTGCCCTGTCTTTTCGTACCACCATTCCGCAAAGACTAATCTATGGCACCATTCACCGGGTTTTCTGACATCTTCGTAGCAACACAGCACCACGTCCTTGCCTTCATCCAGGTATGCCTGAATGATTCCCCCGATAACTGGGTATCCACTCTTTTCCAAGTGCTTGAAGTACGGTTCCCTGAATCTCTCCCTGTTATTCTCATTCCACAGGTATCCAGGTGGCGCTATCTGTATGATATCACCGGATATTCTGTACTTCACCAGAAACTTCGGCATACTCCGGACAACTCCGACCACCGTATACTTACCCGTTTCCAACTCTTTATTACTGAATCTGCTTGTGTATAACTTTGCCATCGTTCAAACTCTCCTTTCCGTAGATGCTGACAATCGTTTCGATTCCTTCAGCAATTCTGGCTTCAATATCTTCGCCCAGGGATAGGTAGAATCTTTCATGTACCATACACTCATACGCTTTCTTCATCCGCAATGACTGCTCTGCTGTTATACCAAGCCGGAAGTCCTTTGCAATCCGCAGTGCTTGTTTGTACTGCTTCTGTGCTACCAGGCTTCTCACCGCGTCACTCTTTCTAACCATTCTCAACACCACTTTTTTCCGTTTGGTAAGTTTTCCACATCTTCATTCTAACCCTTTACCGGCTGGTGTCAATCTGAATCGCCTTATTTTTATGGAGTGACATATCAGTGATTCCAGGTTACATCTTACCATTTGGTAAGTTGCCCTGTCAATGCCCTCTTTTTGCCCCGTGATTGCCCCCTGGTTGGATTCTATCTCTGGAAGCCATCAATTCCAAAGATAAGAGCAGTAAGCCGCTTACATGCCGCTGTAACGTCTTTGTAGACCGTTCGCTCCACGATTCCTTCGCTTTCCGCTATATCCTGTACCGATTCCGGCACTTTCTTCAGGTACAACCCCTCCACCACACGGTATCTTCTCCTATCCTCCGGGTAAGGGGAATCCTCACAGCTTTTCTTGTATACTTCCAGCATGGCGTTCACATGATTCATAATCGCCCTGGTCCTCATAACTCCTTTTTCGATGCTTTCAACCCTGCTATCCTTATCTGTTCTCCTTCCCTCCATCATCTCAATAATATCAATCACGTCTTCGTCCAGTTCCTCATAAATTCGGTATATTGCTTTATCGCCGTAATCAGAGAAATCACGATAATGTTCCAGAAGCAATCTCGTATTATTGAGCCTCCTGTCGAACTTCTCCTTCTCCTCCCGGTCCTTCTGCTTGTTGTAGGTTTCCATCGCCACTTTCGCCGCATGTTCTGTGATCTGGTCCAATACTTCTTTGCTTAGTAACTGCTTCTGCTGCTTTCCCATCGGTAATTCCTCCTTGATTGATAATTGCGTTTTTTCTGCATATCTGTTACAATATTGCTTGCTGGACATATTGAAGGACTGCCTCACCGATGGGGTGGTCTTTTCTTTTACCTTCTGGAGCAGGTTGCGAAATGAGAAATATATCCACAGCCTTCAGCTTCATCTACACTGCACTTTTCTCCCGCTACTACCACTCCCTCCGGGGTAACGATTCTTTCTTTCCCTCCCGGAACCGCCTTATAATTTACCAGTTCCGGATTCACCGGCATATTCTTACCAGCTTTTGTCTTTACCCACAGGATTCTGTCTCCACACTGTCTACAAGTTCCAAACGGGTCATATTTTCCACCCATATTCTCACCTTCTTCCCTTTTTCTGCTCCCTTCGGATATCTCTGCATATTCGGTCACACATTTTCTGATTGCTAATCTTGCGTTTATTGGTGGATTGAATTTTTTCTGCCACGAATTTGTACATATCCTCGTCTACATCCGCCAATTCTCCCCTCGTGCATAAGCATAGGGAAGCGAACGGCTCTGCACAATAATCAACAATCGAACAGTTTCCACAATGCTGGTCTAATTCACCTATCTTCATTCTGTGCCTCCTACAGTTCTTAATATTGCGTGCGTCACTTTCCAAAAATGAAATAACCACTATGCCACGAACTTAATTCCATACACTCTGTACCTTTTCTCAAACTCTGCCATTCCTACCGTATGAGCCTCCGTATGATGAATCCTGCAAAGGCAAATCTTCCGGCTTTCTGAATCATCCACCTCCGTTCGGTCATTTCCCATGCCGATAGCATCTACATGATGGATTTCTCCTTCCCGCCCGCAAATCGCACACTTTCTATTCTTCAGGCAGGCCCACAGGTAATGATCTATGTCATCTGTCCGGTTACTGCCAAAGTCCAAGAGCGGAACCCCTAACTCCAGGGCCAGGTCCAACATCGTATTGATGAACTCCCTAGCTGTGTCCATCGTGCAGTCCGACAGGGAAAATTCATTACAGCCGGTCCGGATGATATGCTCCACCTTCAACCTCTGCTTCATTTCCTCCGGAGTGTAGCCGGTGAAATCTGCAATATCCCGGATAGTTGCATATGCCTTTCTCCTCTGATCTGCGCTGATATGCCTCCCATCGTCCAGCCAGACGGTACAATCTTTAATCCTTTTCTTCAGAATCGCCTCTTCCAGATGCCGGTCCGGTATGAATATCTGCAAATGAGTGCCATTCCGGTCCGGCTTGTAGGCTTTTATGTTTGCGTACTCATACATCTCTTCCTCCGGGTTGCCATTCTATGTTCTGTCAATGTCTGTTCGGTTTCTCCAGCTTCTCTATCTCCTCCAGCTCTGGGAAGATCAGACATTTTGCCATTCCTTCCGCAAACTCTTTCGCTCCCTGGTTCTTCTGCTCTATCTGGTCTGCCAGATGCCGGAAGACGATTACCAGCATTCCTGCATCTGCTGTCGCATAGGGTGTCACTGCCTTGATAATCCTCCTGGAGTAGTAATCAAATCCGCTTGCCATCAATTTCATGGCTGATTCTGTCTTTCCATTCTGGACCAGATTGTTTCCTCTTGTGACGAAGCTCTGCATCCTGTTCTTCATAGAATCCCTCCCTTTATCCGGCTATCGCCGTGGTCTGTTTTTCTGCTACCGACGGAACCAGGCGTGAAATCTGTCCTGGTTGAGTAATCTACTCCAATACGGCATACACTCTCTTGCATGTCGTGTGCGGAAATCCCGTACTGCCTCACGCAATACAGGAATCTGTCTGTCGGGGATATCTCTATCAGCTTTTTCATGTACTTTTTCCGGATACGGCTCTTTCTGTGATGATAAGCAAATGCCCTATACCTCCGCACCAGCCTGTCATGCTCCGGCTCCGCTTTCTTCGGTACTTCTGGAACTTCCTGCACCTCTGGTTTCTTCTGGTTCGCCTCTGGTTGCATTTTATCTTTCCGGCGGATAAATTTATTACGGACGGCTTTTAAAACCTCTATAAACCGCATATAATCCCTCCTTTTTCCGGTGGTTCAGATGTTTTCCTCCCCACCGGTCCGTTTTAATCTACCTCTTCATACCCATAGCCATCATCGCCTATGTCATCATCTTCTCTGAAGTCTTCTATGCTCACATCGCCCTCTACCGGCCCCGGCAGTGCTCCTTCATCCATCACTTCTCCCTCCAGGAGCGGAACACCGACAGCGTCTTCATCCGGCTCGTTCATGGCTTCCTGGAAATCCGTATCAAAGATACTGCGCTGTTCCGTGTTGTTTACGTACGTCAAAACATATTCCTGCTTCTCTTCATCCCAAACCATTGCCATTTCAGGGTTCACGCTTCCCTTCTCTTCGTTTTTTATGTTGATGGCTGATGTTACTTTGTGGTCGAATTTCGGTTTCAGGATTTTTCTTGTTTCACCTTTTACATTTGGGTCATAGTTTGGAATAAACTCCGGAACCAGCTTAATATCCACAGAGATAGAAACCTTTCCCTCCATGCTTTCTTTCTCCTTCATGGTTCCTAACGCTCTCTGCAATACGATATTTGCATCTCTTCTCAGCTTCTCAAAAGTATCCGCTTCAATCCTCAGTTCTTTACAATCTTCCATTTTTCCTTCCTCCTAAAACAATTTATTGATAAGTTCCATGGCGTATGTAGTATCTACCTTGTCATTACCAGTCGCTTCCTGATGCTTTTTCAGTTCATCAATCATCATCTGGAAGTATGTCGTGTCAACCCCGGTAAGCTGATCTTCCAAAACTTTTACATCGGTCAAATCCAATACATTTAACTGCATCGCCATCTTCACATACTGACCTGCATTGATGTGATATCCTCTTTCCAGATATTTCCTGGTCCTGATAATTGAACACAATGGGTATAACGAACCAATGTAATACAATTCCTTGTTTATGATGCATTCCAACGCTTTCTGCGGAAGGAAAAGTTCATTATCCCAGGAACTCCACGCACAAGTACAATGTGCAAAATCATAGTTTCTGTGAATATCTTCAACCTCTCCGTAAAATCTCGTGACTATCTGAATTTTGTCCGAGAGTGTGATGGCATTGCTCGTGATGAACCTGGGTCTGTACTTCTCCTTGCTGTCTTCGCTGGCCGGTTCCTTTTGTTCTTCCGGCTCCCGCTCCGCTCCAACCGCATCGTCCTCTTCTGGCATAGTGTCAAAATTATAGGAAATGTCGCTTTTCTTTTCCTCGTTTTCGTCTGCAATCCCTTTTGATGAAATAAAGCAGCTTACCTTCCCTGTTTCTTCTTCCACTTTGAGAGTGACTGGCTTATCTGGATGTGACTTATTCCACTTGCTAACATAATATCCGGCTACAGTAATGCAGGATGCCTGATTCCTGAAATATATGTCATAATCATTTACAGGCTCTCCGGTCAAAAGAGAAACCAGTGCGCCTCCAGTTACTATAACATTTTCTGAAATAGCCTTCTTTACTTCTTCATTGTCTATACTGTCCGTCCAGGCCCGTACTCTTGCTTTTAAATGCTTTTTGATATTTTTACTGTTCATGCTCTCCTCCTACCTCTCTTATCGAAACCTCCACTCTGGGCTGTTCGCTGTAATATTTTCGGAACATTCCATCTACAACCATTGCATCATCACGATATGCAATCCCATTAAGGCTATCGCAGATTATCTTAGCGATATTATCAAAATCCGGCTTTTTTACCGGTCTGATCTTACCCTCAATCATCATCTGCCGCTTCTTCTTTGATGTGCTTTTCGGAATCCCGTAAAATGCAAATATCCGAACATCCAGCATTGCATCATCTGAAAACCGGAAACTTCCGCACTGATTCTCATATTCAATTTTTACCTGATTCTCATATACGACTGTTGCTTTTGGCGTATATGCCCGTGCAAATGTCTTTTCTCCATCTCCAGATTTTCTGACAGATACCCTGGGTCTTCCTTTTGCCTTCGGCTCGCCGTATACTGTAAACTTCACCATACTGCTTTCTCCTTATTGGCTTTCCAGGCTTGATTCTTCCAACTTAGCCTGAAGGCAAAGGTAATTACTTTTACCCTTTTCTCTCGGAACTTTTATCTGCCTGACTGTATATCCGTTCTTAACAAGGATTCCGGATACCGCCTGGCGGTCCTCCTGGGTGTATATCCGCAGTTCCGCCAGTGGATTGAAGTCATCGTGCTTTACTCCGAAAAATTCCTCCGGCCCACATTCCAGAACTTCTGCTATGCTCAACAGTGCAGAGCAGGGGATATCCGTGCTCCCAGTTTCATAGTTTCCTACTGCACTCTCGCTTTTCCCTACCAACTCTCCCAACTTTTTCTGAGAGATTTTCCGGTCTTCCCGGATTCTCTTGATATTCAATCCAATGTTTTTACTGTCCATATCATCCCTCCAGTAACCTCTTAGTCTCTTCATATCTTTGTGCAGCTTCCCTCTTTCTCCATGAAATTCCTTTAAATTCAAGAGGATAGCACATCTCAAAAACTCTATCGTAAATGCGTTCATAACGAATATCACTGGCCGCCTGCATCTGGCTCAACGTGAGATTGGTTGTCAGGATAATCGGCTTCTTTGCCCTGTATCGGTTGTCAATGATACCGTACACCTTTTCCAGCGCATAATCTGTACTCCTCTCTGCCCCCAGGTCATCAATTATGAGGAGGCGAACACTATTCAGCCGGTTAGTGAACGCTTCTTCCCTTTCCCTGTCAAACCCCTGCATTTCCTGCAAAATCCGGACAAAGGAAGTCATCACAACTGAGGTACTATGTTCCAGCAGATAATTTGCAATGCAGGCAGCCGTATAGCTTTTCCCGGTTCCTACCGTTCCATAGAAGAGAAGCCCCTGGTTATTCTCATACATCTTCTTGAACTCTTTGCAGTAATTCTGTGCGATACTCAGGTGTTTTTCATTTCCGCTGTTCTTCCGGAAATTATCAAAAGTGGCTGTCTGGAAGGTTTCATCCATCATGCTACTGATTCTCGCCCTCCGGATGCTATGCATCTCTTCCTCCTTGCGCTCCCTCTCTTTACGGGCTTCCAGAGCATCCGCTTCACATCTACACATAATGGCAACCTTCCGCTTACCCATTCCAAGGAAATCTATCTCTCTTTCCTTTCTGGTATGGCACTTGCCACAGCAAAGCATCCCATCATCTCCGATATAATCGCCGTCTTTCATATATGATTCTTTAGCCAATCCAGCAACTACGCTTTCCACTATACTGCTTACCACGTTATCTACTCCTTCCATTGCCCGAATGGGTTACTATCATCTGATTTCTCATTGGATGCCGGTATATCCGGCGCAGGCCGTTGAATTATCCCTGGGTTTTCTTTCTCCACTTTACTTATTACCCAGTTCAGAATCGTCATGTAATCGCTCCTGTATGTTTTCCCGGTTGAGCCTTTATACAGGTTCAGAACTTCCACAAATTTATCTGCCGCCCTCTGCCCGTATCCGTATACCAGTTTCCCGTATTCATCTTCTGTCAGGGAAACAAAATCTGCATACTGCTTTTTCTCTGGCTTCTTCTTTGCCGGTTTCTTCGCCTTTTTAGGCTTTTCCGGCGGATTGTCCGGTGGACTGTCCGATGGACTTTCCGGTGGACTTTCCTGTGGACTTTCCGGTAGATTCTCTGCTTTCTGAGCCTCTGCCTTCTTCCTGGCTCTCTCTTTTCGCTTCCGCTCCGCATCATATTCTTTTGTACTCAGGAACTTATACCACTGCTCCTGCCATACATCCCAATCATGCAGATATAATGAACCATCCTCCATTTCATCAATCCAATGCTGGCTGATAAGATTGTCTACAATTCTGTGTGGGTCAAGCCCATCGCTTATCCCCTTTGTCACTTCCTCCGCAATATCATTCTTATCACAGCTTCTCAACTTGCCGGTTCTGTCCGCATTCTTCAGGCCCCATAACCACATTGAAACCAGGATTCCAAGTGCTTCCTTTTTGGAGCATCCTATTTCCTTTGCAAGTTCTCTCAGTTTCCCACCATCCACATGGTCATGTACACTGATCCATGCCAACAACATCACCACCTTTATCGTGGCGGTAGGATTTACCCCGCCGCCACTGCACATTACTCATTTTCTTTTTCTGGATTCTCTGCGGAGCCATTTTCTTCCTGCTCCTTCATTTTCTTCTTGTCTGCCTCAATTCCGTTCCTCAGAGTTTCCATGGCCTCCTCGAACTGCTCAACAGTCATGTTTGTAGTTGATTCCAGCCCCATATTATTACAGATGAACTTGACTACTGCCGCTCCCTTCTTCTTGCCATAGAATCCAGATGCCAACTCTAAGAACTCCTGCCGCTGATCCTGTGAAATGTAGACTACTGCTTCCTGAACATCATCCACGGGGCCTGTGGCTCCATTGTCGATAACCTGCCCCTTCTCAGCATCCCGGTCTGTATACCCGAACTCCTCTGCCGTGTACAATCCCTGGTAATCATCCGGAAACGCCGCTCTTACCGCCTGGGATACTGCCACCTTTTCAATCATCGTGCATGGCTTGCTCCCCCAGTTCGCCATCGGCTTACCATCTTTAAACTTCTGATACTCAGCCAGGGAGACTTCTTTGAATGTCTCAGTTTCCTTACCGTTCAGTTCGTGATACACTCTGCACCATCCGCCGAGAAGAGTTTCTGAAGGATACAGGCATGTTCCTTCTTTCTGGACAATATCTTCTCCACGCTGAACCACAATCCCGGATTTCATTCCGCTGTAGTTCGGGTTTTTGAACGCCCTCTTCATGTAGGTTTCTTTTCCTATCACAAGCTGCGCCGGTTCGTTCCCGAACTTAATCAGGTACACTTCTCCGTACACCAGTGGATTCAATTTCTGTGCCTGGCAGGTCCGGATAAAGAACAACACTTCCTGGTCCGTGACCTTACCATTCCCCCTCACCAGGTAATTCTTGACGGTTTCCGGTTCCAGCTTAATCTCCACGCCGCCTGCATCATACTTCACAACGCTCAACGCATTCTCTGCCATACCCTATTACCTCCTGATACTCATTTTCATGGTTTCTTTGTACTTAATTCCGGGAATCTGGATGCTTCCTTTTGATGCCCGAATAAGACGCATGATTGCTTTTTCATCTACCGGTCTGATTTCCACTCCTGCAAAGTTCACAGGAACTTTTTCTTTGTCGATATCTTCAATCTCCCAGTCTTTGCTACTGCTCACACCTTTTGCTTTCGGCACATCCATAGTAACCACAGCTTTAGTGGCTACGCTCTCTGTCACCTGTGCGTCCATAAGAACCGCTTCCGCTTCCTCAGTCTTCCCTTCTGCTTCCAGGGTTGCCGCCTCATTCAGCATTCTCTCCCGTTCTGCTTCAGCTTCTCTTTGCAGCTTGGCTTCCAGTTCCTTCCGCTTGCGTTCCTTCTCCTGCAAATATGCCGTCATGCTCTTTTTCAGGGTCTTCTCTGCATCCTGAAGAGGCTTCAGCATCGTCTTCTCCCTGTCGCATACCGCCTTGTGTGCCTGGTATGCAGAATCTTTCATCGGCTTGAAGAAATCCGTAACTACCTTCGCTTTCGCCTTAATCTGCTGACCGAACTCAGCCGCCTTCTCATATTCTTCATCTGTGGAGATTATCATTTCCTTTGCCCGTGTCTCCACCAGACCAACCTCCTGCTTAATCTCTACCTCTTTCGCCGCTTCGGTTGGAACTTCAATCGTTGCTACTACTGATTCCGTAACTTCTTTACCCATGCTTTTCCTCCTAACAGTGCATCAAAAATTCCATAAATGCTCTGGCCGCTGCTACTTCCGGTCCGTACTTTGCTTCCGTCTGATAGCTTTCAATAGCCGTATCCATAAGTCTCATTGCATCTTCATGACTAATCGGCTTTACTTTTTCAAGAGCCTCCCTGGATGCTGTCAATGCCGTTTCTGCCATGAACATAACGTCTGATGCTGTTCCTTTCACCTCTGTATGGATTCCTTTTTCATCCAATATCACCAGTAACTTTGCTTCCTTTGCCATCTCTGTGACCTCCTATTTGTATTTTTGAATATGGTTCCATACCACCATGAGGGAACTGAATACTTCCCAGCTTTCCATGTCATTTGCTTTATATCTAACCATCTGGTACGAACCATCATTCTTCAAGTGAACAATCGCCTTTTCATCAAATTTGAATCCATGGCTGCCGTAAGCCTTCGCATAGGCTTCTAACTGAACTCCGGTAAGCATTTTGTTTACTGCCGCCGATGTCTTGTAATCAATCAAAACTCTTTTTCCGCCGATCACACACGGTAAATCCGCTGTTCCTGCATACCTCAAAATCTTGTGGTATAACCGGCTCTCCGTTGCCAGCGGCTCCGGATTGTTTTCAGCCCAGAATCTCAGGAACGCATCGAAATACCCCCGGTGCTTCGGCTCTATATCCTCTATGCCATAAATAACATAGTTCTCAACCGCATTATGTATTGCTGTTCCCCTGTCGGCTGCCATTCTCATAACATCTTCATCAATCCCCCGATAAACTTCATTGTCGAGCGGACGCATTACCGTTGTCACGCTTGGAAGAATCTGTCCGTTTATCGTATAAATGTGCCTCTTCTCCTCAAAATTCAATTCAGGAAAAACCGGCAGGCCGTTCTCATTTATCTCCATTTACGCCACCTCTGCCACTTTCATTTTTTCTCCGATTATTTCCAGGACTTCTGAATAACTCATATCTTCCATGCAGTTCTCGCATATCGGCCCATCAGGCCCATCGAAATATCCATCACCCTGATATATCCCATCACCGCACTTCAAACATTTTTCTACCGGCTCCGGTTCTGGAGCATTTGGACATCTGCTGTTGCATGGTGTCTGTCTGCATATTTCACACATATCTTTTAGCCCTCCCTGCAATATTCAATAAAACTAACCGTCTTTCTAATCATTACTACCAATGCCAAAAACATAGGCAATACCAAATACTCTCCGCCTATGGCTCTGTATCCTCTGAACTCGTATGCTGCATCAATTGCTTTCCATGTGAGCCACAGTCCAATCAAGATATACAACCAGTTCCTTCTCAAACATTTTCCGAACTTTAACGCCGCCCTTTTCAGTCTTCTTCTGGTTCTAGCCACTGCCCGTTTCAAATCTCTGTTCTGTTCTCTTATAACCAGAACCACTATTTGTGTGTCTCCGCACATCTGTGATTGAACACTTATGCTTTTTCTACTAACACCCACTGTGCTACACTCCTTTGCTTTTCCCAGAAAATCGGTGTGACAAATAAGCCGATATCAATATCGCTAACCTTCCTGATAGCCTCTTCCAGTTCCTCTTCGCTCTTTATGCCAAACTCTCTTTCCAGGTATTTTTCTGTATTCTTAACCTCCACTAAACCACTACCCTTTTCTCAATAGTTTCTGTTTAAGCAGCTTCAATTCGCTGATGGCAACCGCCAGTTTATCCAGTTGCACTGCCACTTCCCTGAAATCCTCCTCCTCTTCAGGAGAGATTTTTCCATCTTCTGCAATCTGAAGTAACTGCCGTTTCATATCGCTCACTTCGTCTTCATCCAACTTTGCTACTATGCTTACCGTAACTTCCTCCAGTGTTTTCATCTTTGCTGATATAGGCTGCTCTTTTCCGAGCGGACACTGGTTCAAACAATACAAATTCTTTAGTTGCGGAGCGTTGTAAACTTCCGACATCATCATCACCAGATCCATAGGCGGAACCGTGATTCCTCTCTCGTAATTCGCAAGGGAAGAAACCGATATTCCGAAATACTCCGATGCGCTTTCTCTGCTTTTGAGATTTTCATTATGCTTTGATGCCAAAATCCTGCATTGAAAGTAGATGCCGATGCCCGTATTTACACATTCGCTCTCCATGTTCTTTTTTCTCCTTTCCGGCTATAATTGCCATATGGAATAAATCCTCACTTACCAAACGGTAAGTTGCCATCAAAAAAAATAGCGTTGGTTTCCTCCATCGTTAAATTATAGAAATTAGATAGTGCTACAATTTCATCCGGGAGGAACTTGACTTCTCCCCGCTCCTTCTTGCTGTAAGAAACTTTAGATTTGCCAATCACTTCCCCCAGTGTTTCAAGGGAAACCCTTCTTCCGGCCCGGAGTTCCCGAAGCCTTGTAGTATTCATCGTCACACCTCCTTGTTTTGTTTTTCATATCGTCATTCTATCTTACCAATCGGTAATTGTCAATAAGTTTTT